CATATGCTTTCTATCGTCTTTAACTTCACCTGTGTCAGCATTATACACTAACTTGTTACGATAACTTGTTTGTACTTCTTTCAAGTACTGTTCAGCTCTCGCTTTAGGTAAGTTACCTACATCAATGTAGAAGATTCTTCTCTCTGGAGCTCTTGATATCCTATAGATAACTAGAGCATCTTCTAACATTCTGAGTTGGTTTACAGACTTCATGGCCTTATGTAAATAACCAACTACTACTTTCTGGTTGTAATCAAGTAGTCCAGATGTTATATGTGTTACAGCATCAGGACTAATTCTTACTGTTTGACCTGTGTTATTACCACTCTTGTCAAACCCTTGATCATTAAATAAGTAGTATTCATCTACTTTTCTAACAACTTCTACACCAGTCTTAGGATCTTTTTTCTTATCAACCTCACGAATCTTACGAATCTTTTGAGGATCGATAGCTCTTAATCCTTGAATACCCATTTTAGTATTCTTAGAATCTACCATCTTATGATAATAGAGTCTACCATCGACATACCATTTTCTGTATATGTCATGTGAGAGTTCTCTAAATCCTAATAAAGATAGAACTTCATCAAACTCTGTACGAATTTTTTCTTTAGTACTATCACTAAAATGTTGTACTCTGTCTAAATTAATAGATACAGGAGCATCTAAGTCATTTGAAGAAATAGATTCGTTAACTATATCTTCAATTGCTGCATCACATTCAGGTACTAGAGACATTGTTCTATATCTTGTAACTAGATCGGCTTCGTTCTTAACTCCACCTTCCATGTCAACATATTGCCCAATGACTCCACCGGTGGAAGCAAACCCACCCATACCATGGTCTTTACCGATCTCGATAACAGACCCATCATTTTGAGGTGGGACGAAACTTTGTGCTTTAGTTTCGTCGCCTTGTTTCCTCTTTATTTCTAATCCAAATAATTCCATACTAATATTTATATCCCATCAAAAGGGCTCTTTTTATAGAGTTCTTTCGAAATGTGAGTAACAGAACTCGACATCAAAAGTTTCAACAGCGTCTCCACCTTCAGTATCTAATTCGATAGCACCAAGGTTAGTTGGCCACATATTGAAAAATTCGTATGTTGCAATAATTGAATCGTCACGACCTAATTGAGATACAGTAGCCTTATCGACCATATATTCATATCCAACAGGACCAACACTTGAATCTAGTGGTACAATATCTTGCATCCACGCTTCAATAGCTGTTCTTGCTGAGAATTCTGTATCGTTATAGATACCGACTGTCCAGTTTTCGAATGTTCTATCACCCGCTAACTTAACTGTTAGACCTTTGTATTTGATCTCCATAGGTTCAATAACCTGACCAGGTAAAGCTGCAGTCTTGCACAAAAACTGAATTTTGTTACCTGTACGAGGTATGAACACCTCGAATCTGTTATTCCTTGGACCAGCTCCTACTAAGTTGGCTTTGAATTGGTTTATAGTTGCCATTTTCTATTCCTCCTTATACCGCTGATTCTACTGTTGAACCTGATTGACCATAGACTTCTTCGAAATCTACACCACTTCTAGATGCAACAAAGGTTAATGTTATGAAGTTGATACTTCTTGCTGGCTTCACAAATATAGAAGCTACAAATTGAGATGCATCAACAACTCCTGCAGTGTTATTTGTCTCGTCACAGATAACTTGGAAATCATATATTCCTCGTCTACCTTGTACTTGTCTCAAGAAAGGTTCTACAGCTGCTCTGAAATTAGCTCTTGTAAATGAATCGTTAAATTCAAATAGTTGGAACTTAGCTGCTGTTGAGATAGCTTTCTCTAACACTATGAACAATCTACGAACATTAATTCTTGAGAAAGCACTACCATCATTAGATACTAATGTCTTGTCTCCGTATAATACTGTTCCTTGTCCTGGGAATGTAACTACAGGATTAACCCTTGCTCTATAGAGTAAATCTCTGTCAGCTTGTGTTGGGTTAAATGCCAATTTAGTTACACCGAAAATTTGACCACGATTGAATCCTGCTGGTGAATACCATGCATCATTCGTATAATCAGTTTTAGCACATAGGCCTGCTACTGATCCGTTGTCTGGTACATATACATATCTGTCATTGTACCTGTCGTAAATATATAACCAGTTACTGCTCATTACAGCGTAACTTGATCCGTTTAGAGTATCTGCAGTGGTTTTAACATTAACTGCTCCACCAGTACCTGAATCAACACAATCTGTTTTGATTGGTGAAAAGAATACGACACAATCTTTTCTGTCTTCTGCGATATTCATTAATTGGTTGTAGTAGCTAGTTGCCTCGGCTCTCGTTTCAACTGCGGTACCACTTCCATTGTCTGCTTGATTTGAACCAGATATCATTAGACTGATATCTTGATTGTCTGCACTACCAAAGTGTGTATCCCAAGCTGTTATTTTCTGAGCTGTTGTTGGTTGATTTCCATCTGCACCATTAGTGAAAGATAGACTATCAGGTAAAGTACCTGTACCAAAAGTAACTCCCGCAGCGGCTGATCCTGCTGATGTCATAGTAGAACTATGATCCAACCAGAATACATACTCACTTTGGTTTTCAATAACAGTTATATAGTAGTTAGTTGCACCGAAGTCATCTTTAGCATCAGAAGCTTTTGAAACAGCTTCATATTTTTCTAAGATAGTATTTGGAGTTCCTGAGATATCTCCATCTTCGTCTATGACAATAACATGCATTTCATCATTCGCTCCAGCACTTGCTCTAGTACTTGCATAGTTTGAAGTACCAGGTGCTTTATTGAATTGTCTTGCAAATTCCCACTCTCTAGATAAAGCTGCACCGCTTGCAACGGCTGCTGCTAATCCTTGAGTAGAGTCATCTTCTTGTGCTAAACTTACTGTTGCTTCTCCGGTTGAACCTGAGTCAAAAGCTATAGCAGATATTTTGTATCTAGTAGTATCCGACCCAATAGCTGTAATAATATCACCTACTATGAATTTCTCACCAAGAGTTACTTCGATTGAAGTACCTCCGAGTGCAGATGTTCCATTAGTTGTTGTAACACTAGATTGGGAATAAGGATTTGCACCACCACATACCTGGATTTTAAGTGAATTACCTAAAGCCCCAGCACACCTTGCAGCATAATTACCGACAGAAGCACTTCCGTCTGCATAATTATCTCTGTAATGAGTCAAATTCTTAATTAAAAGACTTTGACCACTTGTTGTTGTCGCGTTTACCATACTGGTAGTCGCGATACGAACTACTTTTAAGTCAATCCCGTAATCCAAGAACTGAGCAGCTGGAAAAAAGTGTTCAGCTGCCGCGTTTGTATTAGCGGGTTCCCCGAATTTGTCAACAAGACCTTTACCAGAACTTACTGTAGTGACTTCCTCAGCTGGACCCCAGCCGAAAAACCCACAATAAGCTCCTGTAGAACTTGAGACTGCAGGAATAACATTAGTAGCATCTATTTCTTGAACCTGTACACCAGGCGAAACTTGAAATGCCATGTTTGTTTTCTCCTAATAATTTTATTTCGAAATAAAATTCGTTATTTATAAAGTTTAACAAAGAGTTTCCTCTTTATTAACTAGTATTTATAATTTAGTAAACTTTTACATTATCAACAACTGTCCAAACATCACCACCTTCTTTGTATGTTTGTTCTACTTCACGACCATCATCTACGATACCAAAAGGTACCATATCATCTTCAATCATTTGTTGTTGTTCATCATATAACATCTTCTTTAATTCTAAATCTGTTAAACTTTGAAAGTAAGGTGTAGTAACAAACCATGAAAATAATACTAAATTCATGACTAAATCATCATGATTACCTCCATCAGCTTCATAAGATTGTCCCTTTGCTACGAAAGTAACTAGTTCATTAATAGTAAACTTGTCTATAACCATTAGTTTGTTTTCTTCCATCAACTCTTTAAGAGTTGAACAACCTATTTGTTTTACTTTTCGTGTCATAGTAACACCTACACCAGATGCTTTGACTGTTGATTCTAAAAATACATTTGGATATTCTATATCATAGTATAAATTATTACATACTATTTGACCTGAATCATTGTTTTCTATTACAATAAGAGCTTCATTATACATTTTACCATACTTCTCTAATATGTCTCCGTATAAGAGTGGTGATATCATATTGTCTCTATAAATACCAACTTGTTTAAATGGTTTCTCTGTAACATCAATGATTGAAAATGTTGAATAGTCTCTACCTCTACCTTTTGCAACATCAACTGTCATAATATAAGTATGATCTTTCTTAGGTTCTTGATACAGATGTACATTGTCTCTAGACCATAATGCATCTTTACCTTGTAAACCTAATAATGTATTAGCATTAATAAGTGTGTTACCTGTACCGAGAAATGAGTTACCAAACTCTTGTTCAAACTGTAATTCAGAAGTATTTGCTATAGTTGATTCTTTCCATTTTTCATCTCTACCAGGAACATCCCACCAATTAACTGTAAATGGTTGATATTCATTTTGTTGTTTAACGGCACCTTCATACAATTTATGATACATATTACCGATACCATTAGCAGTAGATGTTATAATAACTTTAGATTTACCACCTGATGTTACAACAGGATATGTAGATGTATAGAATTGTTCAGCATTATCTACGAATGCAAACTCATCAAGATATAGTAAGTTTACTGACATACCACGAATAGAGTTAGCACCTGTTGCTGACGCTATGATTCTACTATCATTTTCAAACTCAATCGAACCTTTGTTCAATACTTTAGTCCCAGGTTGTAGAAAGAAAGGTACATGCTCTAACATAGTTGTTATACGAGCTAACATCTCTCTTGCTGTTGAACCTTTGTTTGCTAAGATTGCTATTGTTTGTTCAGGTTGAAATAAAAGATACCAAACTAGATAAGCACAAGCTGTGATAGATTTACCTGATTGTCTACATGCAAGTACAATACTAAAACGACTTTCATCAAAGTGTGTAATTAGTTCGTCTTGATATCCGTATAGTTTGAATGGTACTAGACCTTCATCTAGTGAAATGATTTTAATATAATTCTCTATAAAGTATATGGGATTCTCCATACACTTTTTGTATTCTAGTATTTCTTCTTCTGTCCATTGAGACTGTACACCAGCTCTCTTGACATTAATATTTCCTAGATACCCTTCATTCTTGTGCATTATTCTTTAACAACTTCTGTAATTCAGCAGATGAACCTACAAAAAGATTATTCTGTACTTTATCTGGTACATTATTATCTTTGTCTAACTCTTTCATCTTTGCTTGTAAGTCAATCAGTTTTTCTGTTGTTTCTCCTACTGTTTTAATGAGTTGTCCTGCAACTTCATAAACTCTAGGGTGTTCAGATTCTTTTGCTATATCTAATATACCTTCGATAGCATCTTGTCCTCTTTCAACAAGACCATAGAAGATTTCTCTAGAGTATTTGTAGTCATTACCTTTATCTTGATCATTAGATGATATTGTAGGTAAGTTTTTTTCTACTTGTACGATTTCTCCTTGTATGTCAAGAAGTTCGTCTAATTTTTGATCGACTTTACTCATAATATGTATTTATAACTATTTAGGATCGCTTGATTTATCGTCTGAATATGTTATAGTTGGTTGTTCGAACCATTCTGTTACTTCGTTATATGTGAATGTATCATCAGCGTCAGCTTCAGGTGGATTAGTAGTTACAGTTTGATTTACTACTCTACCTGCTGTATCTGTGCTTGTAATTTTACCTGTACCACCTTCCATATAAGTTCTGACATTAGCTTTCTTAATAACTTCTGATTTTGTTACAGGACCATAAATATAATTTTTCATAATAAACTCTAGATCATATCTTAATACTTGTCTAGTTTGGAAATCACCTTCATATTCATCTGTTTGTGATACACTTTGTAATATGATTGGTACATCTCTCTTTTCACTCATATCAGGTATCGTATTGATAGTTACAGTATAATCAGGTGTGAAATAAGGCATGATCTGTTCTATAATTTGTAGACCATCATCTGTATTTCTAACTAATACACTTAGACTAAATCCTAAATCATAAGGTGCTGGAGCATATTGATACTGCATTCTTAATGGGTTTGAAGTATCAGCTTTTTTGTATTGTGTTTTCTTTGTAAGTTTTCTAGTAGCATCATAAGTTATAGATGTTAATTCAAAACCCATTCTAGGTAAACTAATAGCTGTTCTAGTTGTCCCGTCTAAACCTAAAGATGCTTGTTGTTGTAATCTAGCTATCCATTTTTGTCTAGGACCATAAGCTAGAGGTACTTTAATAGTTTCACCTCCCGGTCTAACTATATTGATATTATTAAACAATGTACCAAAAACAGATACAGATCGTTTAATTGTTGAATGATAAAAATGATTTCCAAACATTATGTAGCCTCTCCAAATGGATTACTTTCTGAGAAATCTATGATTCCATCAGCGTCAGTTTCTATTTCTAAGTTAAACGCACCGGCGTCTGTCGGTAATGTTTCTTCTGCAGCTATTGATGATATACTTCTTCTAGATGCTAGACTATCTTCTAAAACTATATTATCATAAACTGTCGAATCACCAACACCTGATTCTAATGAGATACCAAAATCACCAACTACTGTTCCAACTTCTAGATTAATGTTATCTGTTCCTGTAGAACCATCTGTTATATAACTTGGGAATTCAACTCCTGCTGTACCGTTTTCAAAATCAATAAAGTCACCTGTCTGTAAGATAATCTTATCACCTCTTGATGTATCTTCCATCTCAATGTATCCTTCAGAAGTGTCTGTAACCATGAAAGACTGATAATCACCTGATGAATCGTTTGATTTTATATTAGAAACTGTAAGTTTGTTAGATGTCTCACTCCAAGCTGAAACAGTACCTGTTATTACAACTGTAGGTGTGAGTTGTTGTGATATAGTTTCTCCAACTACAAAATCTCTTAATGTCGGTGTGTCTGCTAGTGTAAGTTCAATAGCAGCTGCTTGAGCAAGTTCTAAGTCTGTATCTAGTGCTTCAATGTTAGTATCAAAGTCTTCACCTGAGTATTCAAATAAGTCACAGGTCATTTTGAATGTATATAACTTACCTAATTGATAGAAAGGATTCTCATGTTCTACAAATTTAATTTCGAATACACTTTTGGATAATGGAAAATAAATTAGATCACCTTCATTAGGTCTTAGTCCTGTTGCCAAATTAGCATCTAATGAAACAAATCTCTCCCAACTTCTTCTAGATATAATGAAAGTAGCTGTATCTCTTACTTCTACTCCAAACTTAGAATAAAGATCACCTTCTCCCTCGAACCCTTCAACACCTTCTAGATACATCTCTACTTCATATGCATCTTCGAAAGATGAATCGGCAGCATCACCTAAAATAGTATCTTCATTTACTATTTTTCTAGGCAAGTAATAGACATTGTGTCCATACATTCGTAAAGACTCAACAATCAAATCTTCTACAAGATTCTGTTCAGTCTGTACTGCTTGACTAAAGAAAACATTCGTTGCCATATTATCCTTCTAAAGTATCTATTCTCTGCATTAAATCTTTCACAACTTCTACTAAACAAGAAATTGTAGCAGATGCGTCTCTACCTTCTATACCATCAGATTCATATCTAGTATCATTTACATAATCATGTAATATACTATGATCCAACTCATATTCTTTTTTATATTTTGTTAAATATTGTTCAAGACTCATTGCTTCTCTATCTGGATCAGGCATATCAAGTTCTTCGTTTTGTATTTTATTATATTGTGCTGTTGCTAATCTTTCGATTTCTTCTTCACTTCGTCTTTGGTGTGAATTGATTACATCTTTAGCAAGTTGTAATGATGTTGGATAAGGTGTTCTATCTGTAAAGCTTTGTGCTGAAACATTATCTTGAGCAAGTATATCTCCTCTATCAGGAGTACCAAAAGCATAAGAAGCTGAAGCTAATAATCCTCCAACCTTTATACCCTGAGCTGAAGCATTAGATATAGATTCTAAAAACTGGGTATATGTATGTTGTCCAGCACTAGGAGAAGTTCTACTAGCGTAGAAATCAGGACCGTTAGATGCACCAGCTGTATTTTGACCAAAAACGAAACGAGGCACATTACTAGTTGTATCTATATAAAATCTTTCTGTATCAGCTATTTGTAATTGAATATAACCATCATCATTAAAAATCATTTTTTCATCACCATTACCTATTTCTAAGTCACCTCCCGAAATATGACTTATTTCTGTAACAGCTAATTTACCATCAGATTGTAATGTCATATAGTTTGTATTACTAGATGCACCTGTAGAAAATTGTATATATTCTCCTTGTATGTTTAAAGGTGAATAAGCATTTGAACTACGATTATAAGAAAATGCTCGACTTATTCCTGATTCAGCAGGGGATAATTCAATGCCTTGAGCTCCACCATCTGAAATTACTAATTTTTTATCAGGTGTGGTAGTTCCTAAGCCAACATGACCAAATCCTAAATCCATTACTAATATATTGTCTTTGATAAATGCATTACCAGCATCATTCAAACTACCAAATTTACCGATACCAGCATCAACTGAGAAATTTAGGTGTTTATCATCTGAACTACCAGCATGATCAACCATATCTAAATGTGCACCATTACCACCATTTATTGCAATCCTTGCTCTTTGACTTGTATCTGATACTTGTAAAACAGTAGCTGCACTATCTGTATAACTAGCCCACGCGTTTGGATCAGTAGTCCCTATACCCACACTACCATCAGAATCAATTCTGACAGCTTCACTATTATTTGTAATAAAAGTCATTTCATTACCTATAACACCTATTCTGTTATAGTCTGTACCACTATTACTATCTTCTATAACAATAGCTGCTTCTGCATCAGTTGATTCAAATTTTGCTTGATAATTAAAACTTCCAGAAGTTGAGATACCGAATTCATTCCCATGTGTAATATTTAATGTACCACCTAAATCTGTACTAGCACCTATTCCTACAGTACCTGTGAATGTTGGACTTTCTTCGTTCTGAGCTAGATCACTTACTAAAGCTTTCTTTAAAGCGTTTGAATCAGATACATCTTGTATTAATACGAAATCGTTTGTAGCTGCTGTAACTGTTGAATGACCTGATATAAGTGATGAGTCTAGTACATGAGGTGTTATTTTTGTGTTTGCCATCTTAGATTAATCTCTGTTCTATTGTTTCTATTCTATTTTCTAAATTTGTCAATTCTTGATTTCTATCAGCTATTTTTTGTGATAAATCTTGAATCGCCTTTACTAACATTGGTATCATTCTCGTCATTGATGTAGATTTTAAATCACTTACTGTTTCACCTTTTATTTTTCCTTCACGGGAATTTACATAGTGAGGTGCCGCTTCTTCAACTTCTTGAGCTATAAAACCATACCTTGTAGTATCATTTGCTGTTGCAAGACCTTTACTTCCATCTTCTTCTAAACTAGTATCGTCATATTGAAAAGTGACAGGTCTTAGTTTATTGACTATATCTAACCCATCTTTTAAAGTAATAATATTTGTTTTTAATCTTGAATCTGAAAGTGATGAAACTGAACCATCATTTGTAAACCAGTCTCCTGTAGGTGCATCAAGTTTTGCTGCTGTTGATATACCTACTCCTGTAACGGGTACTTGTAGTTGTAAGTCTAGTGAAGAACTTCCAGACATCCATATGCCTGCTCCTACTTTAAAATGAACATTACCGGCTTCTATCTGAGAATTACCACCCGTAGCATTCATTCGGAGATTCCCTATCTGTACTGTTCCGTCTGTGTCAATTCGCATTCTTTCTGTATAAGAACCGCCGCCCATAAATTTAACATCACCCGCACCTGACCAACCATACTCTAATTCATTAGAACTATTTACTCTAACTATTGTTTTTTCATTACTACTCGTATCTCTTGAGCGTAACTCACTTTGATTTGCCAACATTAGATGGCCACTACCAATATCAAGTGTGTTAGATGGAGTATTAGTTGATCCAATACCAACCTTTCCACCATATGGATTGAATATTATATGACCATCGTTAGCTACACCTTCTTCTTCCATTTGAAAGTAAATTTTTCTATCGGCCGCAGATGCACCTCCAACATAGTGTGCTGATAATCTAGCAGCAGCTGAAGCTTCATTTGTCTGTATAGCAAATGGATAGCAAGTACTAGTAGATGTTTTAGCTGTTCCTGTTCCGATAGTAAATACTCTATCTATATTATTATCAGCACCATTTATAGCTAAATTTCCTGTTGATGTAAATGTAGCTACAATACTATCGTTATCATCTTCAAAGATTGACCACTTACCTGCTGCTCTTTCTCCAATTTCCCAGTTTGTTCCAGAAGAAGTACTGTCTTGTCGTATAATACTGTCACCGGGTGCAGTACCACCTAAATGTAATAGAGTAGAAGGACTACTAGTTCCTATTCCAATCTTATCTGCACTACCATCTACAAAAAATAGATTTTGTTCACTATCTCCTTCTATCCTAAAGTCTACTGCAGCACCACTTTCATTAAACACTTGAGCCGCGTCAGCATCAAAAGAACCAATATAACTTTTTACAGCTGAGGCCGCTACTTGAAGCATTGTTCCATTATCATTTAGTACAAACCTATCAGCGTCTGCAATTGTTATTGAAGTAGCACTAGTACCACCGTCCATAACATTAAGTTCGGTAGGAGTTGATGTAATCGCTGTCGCGGAGGCTACAGCTAATACAGGTAATGTACCTGATACATTTGGTAAACTGATTGTTCGATCACCTGTTGGATCGACTGTTGTTAGTGTTGTTTCGTGAGCGTCTGCTGTAGCACCTTCGAATAACACAGCGTTCTGTGCATTCATAGTAACTGTATCAACTTGAGTTGTTGTACCTGTTACAGTTAAGTTACCTGATACTGTTAGATTACCTGCGAATGTAGCGTTTTCTGAACTGTCTGCTGTTAAGAAAGTTGCATCACTAGAATCTGAGATTCCAGTAGATAACATACTTCTACTTGGTTTTGTTATTGCCATGTCTTACCCTATCATATCCATTACAGGTAATTCATATCCTAGTCTTAGTTCCTCTTCTAATTTAGTTATTTCTTCTCTAGCATCATCTACTAATTGTCTACCATTAAGAGTCACACCACCAGGTAACTGAATTCCTTCAAATTTTGTTAAGTTTATACCCCATTGCATTTTAAGTTTTGCTGTAGCATACTTTTTCAACCAAACATCATTATAGATATCTGTATATGTTGTGGGATCTTGAGCTCTATGACATTCTATAAGAATGTATTCACCAGCTGCTATATTATTTGTCCAATCCATGTCAATGTAAAGTCTATTTCCATGTTTACTATGTCTCATGAAAGGTGCACCTACTAATATATCATCTAACATACCTAAATGTTGTTGTACCATTTCATAGTACAGAATAGATGTAGATGTTAGATCATATATGTCATTAAGTCTTAACTGATATCTTAAATCAAACATATTATTTGTTGATTTATCATTAAAGTTAAATACTTTTATGACTGATAAAATAGATTCAGGTAATTCAATATAATTATTACCCTCTAACCATGTGGTAGCACCACTATCTGATCCACCACTAGTTGATGAAGTTACATTTGAGTTTGTTTTCTGATTGTCTATTTCAGTTTGTGTTATTTGATGTTTAAGATATGTTCTTATCGATCCATCATAGTGATATTCATTATAAAATTGAATAGCATCGTCCATAATGTCATCAGCTTGATCAGCATCAACATTAATTTCTACAACTGGAGCTCCAAGTTGTCTTTTACAATATGAAATAAGTGTCGCTTTACTATTAGGTATGGCCATATAAAAATTCCTCTGTTAACTACTATTTATATCAAATAGAAAGTTTAAAGTCTGAATTCTTTGGCAGCTGCTTCTTGTATTCGATCTAATTTGTCGTTGAGTTTTTCAATAGCATCTAATATTCTGTTCATATCTTCTGCTAATTCTCGTTTTGATACATAATCTCGAGCTATTTCTTCTCTTGTTTTATTGAGAAGTATATCTTGTCTTCGTATTTCATCATGTGTACTTCTCACCCACCAGGCGAGAGGCATGATAACTAATGTTAATATAACATTCCAAATTAAGTGAGACATTTCAATATCCATATTATCCTTCTATTCTTCTTTAAGAGGTTCTACTATCACTTTACCGTCAGCATCAGTCCAAGAAGTATCTTTCATGTGTTGGTCTTGTCTTTCACCAACCACCATCCACGATACTGTTGCTGTTGATGATCCATTTTCACAACTAATAGTTAATATATTACCTGAAACACTACCCTTTACAGCATCCCAATCTGATTCGTTTGATGTGAAACATTGTACATTTGTATTTAAAGCTACAAAGGTACCATCAGTCATACCTGAAGCTGTATCAATATTTACTGTTGCAGCACCACTAGATAAATCTACTTTACCTCTATAGATTAAATCAGCTTGTGGTCCTTCAACAAATGAATGAACAAGATGATGAGTATCTTTTTTAGCTTCTAATGGGTGATCAATTTTAAATGAACCTGATGCTTTTGATAAAGAGCCACCAACAGTAAGACCTGCAGCCATGGTAATTGCCGCATTACTAGTAATACGCATAGCTATTACATGACTTGAAGTAGCATTATAATTACTATTTACCATGAAATAATGATCTTGTACTCCTCTATGTGCTCCATCTGCTGAACCCCAATATATTGCATTACTACCATTTTGGAAAAACCCTTGGAAGATACTTACGCTATTGTTTGTATACATTGTAGAAACTATACCGGCTTGTTTATTGTTGTTATCCGTTTTATTACTACCTATTCTTATTTGGTCATAGCCACCACCCATAATATCTAATTTATCAGCTGGACTATCAGTTCCTATGCCTACATTTCCATTAGAATCAACACGCATTTTTTCTGTCGAATCGCTTCTAAGTACATGATTATTACCAATAGCACCAAATTGTATATTTGCTGTACTTGAGTTATCACGGAAAGAAGCAAAACAATTTGCATCAGTACTTTCTCCATAAAGAACTGTATCTCCACTACCAGCATTTACTGCTAATATTTGACTGTCATAACCATCAGTACCAATACCTACACCTCCACTGGCTCTAATACGCATTTTTTCTGACATTGTTATATGAGCATCTGCCGAACCACTAGCTGCACTATGCCAAGAGTGGATTCCGTCTATTTGTTTATATAAAGATGCTTCATCAGTTGATATATAACTATAATTCCCAGACTCATCTACATAGACATTATTAGATAATTGTGTTCTACCACCTGCATTAGCACTTGTAGAATTAATTAATGCTCCTTGACCACCAACACTTAAATTAGTCCAACCGGCTTCTGTTACTTTTGGAGTTGCTCCTATGCCTACATTACCTAATGCACCATCAACAAATAATGCGTGTGTAATAGTGTTTGATTCAACTCTGAAATCTCTATCTTCACTATCTTCGTTAAATACAATCCCATTTGAACCTAAAGAAAGAATATCTGTAGTTCCTGCTATGAATTTAAAATTGTTATCAGAAGATTGATAGATATAAGTATCAGTTCCACCATCAAGATATAATCTACCGGCAGCTGGTAACACTATGTCGTGATTAAATATAGCTGTACCAGCATCTGACATATCAAGTTGAAGGGCATTGAGGTAAGATCCACCATCGTTACCTCTAAATATAATATCTTTGTCTTGTTGAACGCTTTTAATTCTTAAATCGTTAGATGAATTTTCAAACTCTCCAAACTGAGTTCCACCATCTTTTAGTAATATACTAGCACCATCAGTATCTAGTATGAGGTCTCCTACTACATCTATTGTTAAATCTCCAGAAGCATTTCTAATTTCTTTAGATGCTGCTAAAGTTAAGTGACCTGGTAGTGTTAAATCACCAGATAGTTTAGCTGATGTTACTGAACTGTCAGCTGGTACATTGACAGCTACTGTTGACCATACTATAATCTCAATACTAGCTCCATTAGCTGGTGCTGCATCAAAAGTAAATGTCGTACCTGAGACTGAGTATGTATTTTTAAACTGATATACACCATTGATGTATGCCATTGTTGTATTTTCTGTAACAGGTGTTGAACTTAAAGTAAATCCTGTAGTAGAACCATCACCTGAGAAATTGTTTACACTAGCACTAGCTAATGTTAAATCGTCTGTAAATGATAGATTACCACTACCATCTGTTTTTAATAATTGACCTGATGAACCATCAGCTGCTGGAAGAACCCAAATCTGATCTGCACTCAAAGCTGGTGCTTCGAATCCTACATAGTTTGATCCTTCGTAAAATCTTAATTCGTTATTTGACCCACCAATAGAGAAGTGAGTTGATGTAGTTACTAAACCACCGTCAGCTATTGTTAGAGCATCATCTCCGTCTGTATATTCTATTAAAGGTGTTCTTACAGAAGTTGACCCATTTAGAATCGTACCTGTGACAGTAGACGCTGTAAAAGGAGCTGCTGAGAAAGAAATATTACCTGTAGCTGAACCTGTAGCTGTTGTCGTACCAACAGCGAATCCGTCATTCGATTCGTCCCATAGAAAGATAGCGTTATCGCCTGTAGAACCTCTTTCCATAACAAGTCCAAGATCATTTGAATTTGATCCAGCACCAGTATTCAGTTCTAATAAACCATCAGAATATGTTGTTGTCGTTGAACTTGATTGAGTAAGATTACCTGTTACAGATAAATTACCACCTGTAGTAATATTACCTGAATCATCTATGATACTCGCTAGTTCTCTATTTCTTGTTGTCATATTATCCTTCTAATGTTGTTATTCTAGCTTTCGCAGCATCGAGTTCTGCTGAAAGTTCTTGGACTGCTTTTATAAGTCTAGCATTAATAACTTCATGTTTTAATACTTTTATGTCATTACCAAAATCTCTTGTTGTATCATCTGGATCTGGTGCTACTTCTCTTTCTTCAACTGCTTCAGGCATCACACTTTCAACTTCTTGTGCTATGAATCCTTCTTGGGTTCCCGTTTTTCTAGTGTCTTTCCATTTAAAGGTTCTCGGTTTCAATGCATTAATTTTAGCTAACTGACCATCACCTATATCTGTTATATCTTTTTTCAGTCTTTGATCTGAACTAATGGCTGTTCCGTTAGCTAGTGTTGGTGAACCACCAGATGTACATATAATATTTGTAGCATCAGCTGCTACTAAGTATGTACCTTGTGAACCTGTTGAGTTCCAACCACCTGTTCTTGTTCCTATTCGAGCACCAAGTGTAGCCCAAGCCATAACTTGTAAGAATGTACCACCATTTATAACTGCTAAAGAACAGTTTGCATTTGTGGCATCTCCGAGATCCGAATTACTAAATCTAAAGTGTCCAGTTGAGTCTCCTTGATGTACTCCCTGCCATTCATGTTTATAACCTGGTGTTACTGAATATACAGTATTATTACCCATTCCCGTGTGTTTACCTATTTTAAAATGATCACCGGCTGAGTCATCTATTCCTAGATGCCAGTCCATGTCACCATTACTCATACCTATAGTTACATCTTTAGAACCAGTACTAGCTACTACTATACCTTTATCATTTGTTCCCAGTTTTTCTTCATTATCGTTGTAAAGAGTAACGCCACCGTTCTTAAGCGCTTTGAACATTGTCTCACCCCCACTATGGGAGCCCATTTGTATTCCGTATGAAGTATCATCTGATTGAAGAACTAAACCAGCGTTACCACGAATAACATTGATTGAACCTCCAATATGATATATTTGAAAGTCTTCTGTAGCATCACCTAAATCTATTACTGCATTATCTTTTAGGTTTATATCATGATTAAATATAGCTGTACCAGCATCTGATGCATCAAGTTTTAACATTTCAACTCCAGTACCACCATCGTTACCTACAAAAACAATATCTTTGTCTTGAACTCTAGCTTCCATTTTGAAATCACTACTAGCATTTTCAAAACGACCTATATTTGTACCACCATCGTCAAAGTCAATTACTCCACTATCTGAATCAAGAGTTATACTCGAAGGTGTGTCTAATGTGATAGCTCCTGATGAAGTTGCTAATGTAGATGCAGCATCTCCTGTTGCTATATCATCTAATGCTACAGATGTAGAAACAGTAGCAAAAGACAATGTACCTGAACCATCTGTTTTTAAGAATTGACCATTCGATCCGTCAGAAGTTGGGTAAGTTAATCCAGCAACTACTAAGCTTGTACCATTAAGTAATTGAAGACTATCAGAACGCCATCTACCTGTTATAGTTTGACTACCTGCTTTAATATGTGCAAATTCTAAAATACCGTCTTCACTACCGTCTGAGGCATCTAATATTTTACCTGTAATCTTAGCGTAGTTGACTTGTTGATCATTATCGTTTTCACCTTGAAATTTGAATTGACCTAAGTAGTCAGCATCTGCTGCAGAAGAACTGTTTCTATATAAACTTACGATAGGACCTGCAGATGAACCTGTGTCTGTATTTGTAATAGTTGTTTCGTCTGTACCATCTATTGTGTCTATATAAGCTGATCCGTCAACATATAAGTTTCTCCATTGTTTAGTTGAAGAACCTAAATCGTATGTATCGTCAGCGTTTGGTACAATATGTGAAGTTAATTCACCACCAAAAGATATATCGTCTGAGTCTGCGTCACCAATGGTAATATTACCACCTAGTACTAAGTTTCCTGAAATGTCAACATTAGCATTGATGTCTACTGTCGTAGCATTGATCTCGACTTCTGTATCTGAGGTTAATTGAAGAACTCCGTCAGCACTCTGTCTTATATGTGTACCTGAGTCTCCAAATTGTATTTGTCTTGAAGAATTTAATAATAAACCTGTATCAGCAACATGAGTTAGTGTAACATCATTGTCAGCACCAAAATTAAGTATAGCACCATCTGATGCTAAAGAAATATCATCACCGAGATTTACATCTCCAGCGTTAGTAACTAATTTTGCTAACTCTCTTGCTTGTGTTGTCATATTATCCTTCTAATGTCTTTATTCTTGCTTCTAGTTCTTTTATTGCTTCTACTAGAAGTCCTACAGTTGTTTCATACCTAATACTTTTGTATTCTTCTGCATCAGGATCGTCTAAAGATTCTATTGCTTTAGTTTCATAAACAGCTTCAGGTAAAACTCTATCTAGTTCTTGTGCTATCAATCCTGTTCCTACGCTTCCGTCACTTTTTCTTGTAAAGGTTACACCTCTCAAGCTACTTACTTTTTCAAGTGCATTCGGTATTACTACAATATTTTCTTTTAATCTTTCGTCTGAGAAATTATGATTTTGTGTTAATGAACCAGAAATAAATGTATTACCACCACTTAAAGCAAATCTTCTACCACCACCTGTGACAATTTCAAATTCGTTCGCTGAGTATTCAGATATATAGGTATCACTTAAACCATCTAAGTATAATCTGGCTGTTGCTTCTAATGCTACATGACCAGCTGAATTAATAGTTACATCTGAAGCACCACTTCCAGCAGTACCAATAAACAGTCTTTGATTTGTATGGTCGTAAGCTAAAAATCCATCATATTGACCACCACCACTAGCTGCATCAGCAAACATCAATCTACTAGTACTAGTACTTCCAGAGTAAATACTTATTCCACCATCACCTGAACCATTATTAACAACCAATTGACTTAAAGGGTGAGTAACAGAGCCCTTAACATTTAAGTTACCTGCTGTACTAATTATACCATTATTTGCAATAGTCATAGCAGTTGCTGGACCACCATTATCTGAAACTCTAAAAAGCATCTCTCCTTTTCTTGCTGACCCATCACCAGAACCTTGTTGCATTCTGATTTCTGCTACTGAATGAGCATCGCTAGAACCATCTGTAAGATATGTAATATTGAATTGTCCTTCATTGGTACCAGAATCTGAGAATAGATTTAAAGTACCACCAGTACCATGAGAAGATATTCTTGCTGCTCCTGACTCGGTGTTAAATACTAGATTGTTGTTGTAATAAAGACTTACTGCCCCATCTGGGTCAAAAGCTGCCGAGTTTTTTGAAGTGGCTACATTAGTGATGTAAGAAATATTGTCATTGCGTAGGTAGAAGTCTCCTGTGTTGTTTATAGCAAAACCATTACTTCCGTTATGTTGTATAGATAAATCTGTGTCTGCTCCAAAAATAGCTTGACCTGCATCAGGTAGTTTGATGTCGTGATTAAATATAGCTGTACCTGCATCTGATGTATCAAGTTGAAGGGCTGTAAAATTTGAACTACCATCATTACCTTGGAATAAAAAATCACCTGGATTTGTGACTCGTAATATAGCATTATTACCATTAAAACTTAATTGTCCAACTGTACTAGTATCTCCCCAATCTAGAGCAGCTGAACCATTACCATAATGTACTGTAGTACTAGCAAATGTGGCACCTTTATTAAATACAGCTTTACCCGCAGCTGACATATCAAGGGTGAGGGCTGTGATAGCACTTCCACCATCTACGCCTTGAAAAATTATATCTTGATCGCTACTAGCACCTTTAA